TAATATAAACTACGAGCAAATAATTATATCCATAAATAAATAGTTGGAAACAAAAATTTGCAAAACACAAAAACTAACTGTTCAATATTTATATGATTATATGATTATACTTTATAAAGACTATAAGTCAGGCCCTTTCGGGATCCCTACCTACAATATAATAGTGTGGCTAAGCCTACATCTAAAAATCGCATCCCTGTTGTCGCACATTCTGTCTGCGGGCACACACCCAGAATGATGTTTCTTAAACACTTAGTTAAAGGGCACGCACCTCAATAAAATTGAGGGTGCTCAGCAATAACTACTAAAAATGTGAGGGCCCGCACGGTTATTCACCGGGGCTCTGCTCACTTACGTACAAATTTGACATGCATTTATCGCCGCAGTCTAGCGTTAATTTTTCTTCTTCATTGATGTTATCATTACGCCAACGTTCGTACAATTCGTCAAAAGTGTAGCCAACCAAAACGGTATTCCTACCTTCTGATTGCCAGTACTTTTGCAAAATGCCATAACCTTTAGCGTGTTTTTCAGGTCCATGATACATTAACTCAATAAGCGCTGATTGTGTCGCACTTAACATGTGTCTATCCATATTGTTTGAATTACGACATTTAGTCCAATTCACAATATTTCTAATCAATGTTATATCGAGTGCACCAACTTGATGTTTCTCCTCACCAATCTTCAGTGTTGTGAAAGCTCTACCTAAGAAGGTGGCGTCCTGCAATCGAACGAATGGTACTGAAACTGTTTTCTTCGCACCATCTGTATATTTCAATCCAATAGTAGCAAAGAATTTAGCCAATGTCAAGTTGTTAAACATTTCAGTGATTACCGGACTAACGGAACAAATTAAATCGTCTCCATAAATCACAGTATCAACATAACGTTCAAAGAACTCAACTGTTTCCGCTGCTACTCGGTCTGCACCTTCGATGTTATTTCCAGTTTCATACCAATCTTCCACGATGGAGCACCATGCTATATAAAGATACTGCCACATAGAACACGTATTCACAATAGTTGTTATACCAAGTCCCGAAGGGCTTGAAGCATTTGTTTTGAATACAGTGTTGTATGCTACTTTGACCGAAGTCAAACTTTCTTTACACAGCACATTGCGCATCGCATTGGATTGTTGACATCTTTCACCTTTGTTGTCATACCAATGGTTTATCGCCGACCACACATTTTCGCAAATTGGGCGTGGTAGTGTCGGCCCGAAGGCCGAAACATCCCCTGCCACAATGTTGTTATGCCACCTCAGTTTGTTGCACAGTTTGGTCCAATCTGAACCTAAGCAATTCATTCCCACTGCTGAAAATGTTTTACCCAAGTTATTCTCGTAAAAAGCTGCACTAAAATCTAAAGTGTATTTGCGAACTGTTTGTGTAAACTCTGTTGGTGAACAGTCTACTTCGCGTGGACTACCAATCTTTGCTTCTGATTTTAACTCATCTTTCAAAACGACTTGAAAAGCTGTTGGTGGACATTTTCCATCAAAACGCATTGCCATGTTCCTCTCGTGTAAATCTACACAAATGGTGTTGAAAAATAAAGATTTACCAACCCGTTTGTATGTATCTCTCTTTGCTGGAAAGAGTTTGTTCAATGGAATGCCATTAGCAGTACCCGCAACTTGTGGTCGCATATACTCCTGACCAATAACACCTTCAATGCTCTCTGTTGTTGTTCGCCACTGTTTCACTGCGTATGTTGGTTCAAACGCAAGTATTTTGTGCTTAAGCGCTGTTCGTGCTTTAGCTAAAAATTTTACTGGCACAACAACATCATCAATGTTCTTGTTAATAGCTTCTTCCATCTTTGCCACTCCTGGGAAAGCTTCGCCAATTGTGTTGAAAATAACTGGTTTCTTTCCTTCTTCCGTAAGCAATCCAAACATTGGTGATGGTTTCAAATCGGTGTATGTTGCATGACGAATTGGTTCATTCAAAGATGCTTGAACTGAAATGTAAGGTTTTAAGGCCAACATTGGTTCTAACACATCATTAGTTTTAAAATCTTC